CGACCTAGTATCATAGTCCTCTATTGACAAATCCCAGGTACTTTCTTTTGTATTTGCAGCAAATAGTATATTATTCTTACTTTCTATATAGTTAGGTATAAATATATTTCCACCAATTAAATTAAACTCTGCTTGAGTCAGTTCGCCTATAGTTTCAGTTCCTCCATCAACAAAGTACATTTTACCATCTACTTCCTCAGTAAGTATGTCACTCTCTGCTACAATCGTTATTACTGGTACTTCTGAGTAGTTAAAGTAATATACTGACATTAATTTAACTCTAGTAAATTTGTTGTCAGTTGGTAACGTTATAGATATTTTAACTGATTTACCAGCCGGTTTACCATATATATCACCTAATCCATCACCCATATACTTAATACTGAGATCATCCATATTACTATCAGTTAACTGAATAGTAGGACTCATTGGACTTACTTCTGTTTCAGAACCAGATGGACTATATAATTGATAACAATACTGTATTAATCCTGCATTTAACCTACCAGACCCAATAGACACCACTGAAGGCACTTTTAAGGTCGCTGATGGCACTATATCGAACATAGTGGCACTATCTATCGAATTGTTATTAGAGTCGTTAGATGGAGCTATATTGATTACTCGTATAAAGTTAGTTCCATCCGCCCAATATACTTTTATATTGTCTACGTCTTCATATCTACCAACTATACTTAATACAGCATCATTAGGTATATTGAAGTTAATTAGATGTTCATTGTCAATAGATATTATATTTGTATATACAGGAGATAGGTCACCATTAATAAAATCTACTCTATATATTCTATTTATTACAGAGTTATCAGTAATCTGACTAGTAAATACTACACCTATATTTCTAACAGTAGTAGTACCAATTATATACTCTCCTTCTAAAAACACATCTGTACCTAATTTAATTATACCAGAGCTCTCTATATTAGTTAGGGCGCCTGTTGTGGCACCCTCATTTGTAATAGTTCTTATGTTTTCAGCATAACGATATTGATTTGATTTTAATAACCCCTTATCAACATCCATGTTAATACCCCCAGAAAAAGTATTTATTTGTGATTTTCCACCCCTAGCCATTATCGTCTATTTAAATTTCTTATATTCTGAGGATCTCCTAATGTATCGTATGAATTAAAATTAGCATTCATGTCCGGTATCAATCTGTTCCAGTTATTCTTTATGGTCTCCATTTCATCTTCATTTGGCATCATAGCTTCGCCATACGCCTGTTTGCAATAGAAATTCCACGAACGTCTTATGTCATAATATACTTCTCTATTAAGTCTACCACCTAAATATTCAGGGTACTTAAGTTTCATAAGTATATACCAATATATTGCTTCTACGTACGAAATCATATCTGGTATCATTGGATAACCATTTTGATCAGTATAAATCGCATCGTAACTTATCTTTAGAAATCCAGTAGGCATACTAGTCATTATAAAACCTGGTTTTATTGCATATTTTAAAGTAAATGTATTGTTATTTACGTTACTTAGGGGACTCTTTGCTATTAAAAAGTTTATAGAATCTAAAGATGATGCATTTGCTGGGTCAGATATAAATTCTATAGCTGCTGGATATTCTATGTTATATATAGACATAACTAGTTTAACCATATCAATATTAGATACTGATTGAACAGACCCTTGAACTGCAGTAGCATATGCATTATTAACATTATTGTTAAATACACTAAATGAACCAGTTGCTATTGTCATTGGCAACCAACCACCTGCACCAGTTGCAGAATACATTACTTGATTTAGTTTATGTAAATCATTTGGAAATGCTGCCTGATGTCCTACTATTGTAAGAAATGGAGTTTTATCTATACCAGATATTTTCCTATTGAACTGTCTAACAGAACCTATTTTTTCTATCGCTTCACCTGCCCACTCAACTAGATCTGAAACTCTTACAGAATCCTCTTTTATGTCCAAGTCTGCAAGAACTTTTGATATTACCTGGTCTGAGGATATAAATTTGTATACCATATTATTTTTCTATATAATCTTTATGTTCTATTTTGATCATGTGTGCTAATCTCCTTTTGTTTGCTCTAGACATAACTAATTGATACATGCTTTTATTTTCTACTATCATATCCCTTTTCCACCAAAAGAATCTAAAATTGTACCCACCAGAGTGCTCATTTAGGTGTAATACTGTCTTTTCATTAAGTCTAGTCTCGTTAAAATCTACACGTAATGTTGTGCTATCATATTTTTTTGGTTTTACTTTTATTACTGATAACCAACCCATTCTTGCAGGTAATCTAAATTCTTTTGAATTTACTATTAATTCATCTGCAATAAACTTAAAGTAATCATTTAGAACCTCTTTAAACTTTCTTCGACTTACTTTGAATGCTGGATTACCTAAAGTATATTCTTTATATGAATCGTAATAGTTATCAATAGTATATGATATATGATCGAATCTTTTACTTGATACCACGTGCTAATTTTTTATAATCTAATGCAGTTAAAGACGTTTTTTCTAGGTCATTATCTGAATCATTACTTTTATCAGTCAATGCAACTATATTTATTTCTTTAGTCATTATAAGTTCTTTTAATGTTGGTATCATATTAGCAGGTATTGGATATCTTTCATCTACACTTAAACCTAATGCATCGTCCATTGGATCTTCAAATATACCACGTACAGTTACTTTAGATATGCCATTATCACCAACGAATTCTAGATAACCATTCTTTTTATATGCAATAGTATCATACTTCGTGTATCTCCTAGACTTCTGTCTGCGAGCACGATGTTCTGACGATAATTGTATTAGATTATCAAACTCATCAGTAATAGATACTATTCCATCATCAAAATGAAAGTCTATTGTATTAGGTAATTTAATATTGGTCCTACCAACCCAATCTTCACCTTTAGAGTACGACTTACCACTTGAATCTTTTCCATATACTGGTATATCATTTATTTGCTGAATATAGTCTGGATTTATTTGTCTACCCTTATCAATATCCTGTTTTAGTAATACTGAACGATAATGGGTAGTCCATTGTTCTATCTGTATTCTACTTAATGTCTCTGATTCTGCAACGTTCTCATTACGAATCTCTTGTATTATATCATCAATAATTGTATTGAGCGTATTTAATACTATCATATTATTCCCTTACTTTTACAACCCTAACATCCCCTGTTTTAATAAGTTTGTTTGAGTTAACTATATCATATCTATTTACATCTTCTTTATGCCAGTCAAAGTGCCAGAATCTACACCAACCGTTTTTGTACTGATTAACGAACTCCCTAGTAGAGTAAACGAATAAATCTTCACTATTGTTTACATCTAGTATATCTTTTAACATACTATCTTTTAATATGATATGAGAAGTGGTTAGTTTATTGTGTTCTAATATAGTGTCTATATTACATTCTGCTGGAACTTTTACCTTAACCCAAGTAGTATCGTGTATAGATGTATTAACACCTATAGATATGTCACCAGGCTTGTTTTGAGGCGTTTTAAGCGATTTTCTCACTGAATCCATAGAATGTACCAGTTTATCATTAGAATCCCTTAAATCGGCATTAGAAAGAGAAAGAACCCTATTGTCATTAGTTTTTTTACTAATTATATCTTCATAAGCCCTTTGATTGTTTCTATAAGCAACCATACTCGCTTCGGTAGATTTATACTTATTATATGCTACTTTTATACCTATTCCAGAACCTATTATAAATAGAAATCCTATTGCATATAATATTAATTTTGTTTTATTTAACATACATCTTATTTTAATGCTTTTGTTGTGTTTGAAATCCTATTTAACCATCCTTTTAGGAATACCGAGTTTTTACCAACTCCAATTGCTTTGTAAAAGTTCTGTCTAGCAATTATATATTGACTAGAATAATCTTTTTTATTGGTTTCAGTAATAGTGTGATTACCCATTTCTCCATCCTGATTAGTGACTACTATTTTCTGTAATACTTTTACTGCCTTTGATACTCCTGATGTTACAGACCAATCAAATAATTGTAATGCCAATAGTTCATTTACTATATCATCGCACATGCATTTATCATAGTATTCTGATTTATATATTTCAGATGCTTGCTCTATTGTAAGATTCTTTATATCTAGATTTGGATACGATCTTTTGGATATACCATATTTAGTTTCACCACCAGAATCATTTGGGTTAAAAGTATAACCGCCCTCATTTCTAAGTATTATTAATATGAATTTTTCAAATCTAGTCATATATTATTTAAATTATATTGGTTTCATTCCAGTTATATGGTATATAAGTAATGATGCAAGTATAGTTAATAAACCAATCCCAATACTTATCATGGTATCTGTTTTAGTTTTACCTCTTTCAAGACTAAATATACGTATCTCATGATCATTTATTTGGGTGGCAGTACCTGTCTTTATTTCGTTGACATCATTCTTTATACCTTCCATCCTAGTTCTTAACTCTATTAAAAGATCATGATCCCCGGCTGATTTTATAGAACTAACCTTGACTGCCTCTGCTGTAGCAGATGCTATTACTTTTGTAGCATCTGCAGCTGCAGTTGCAATAGCTTTAGCGGCGTCAGACGCTGCAATAGCAATTTCATGTTTAGTCTCTTGCGTAATTGTCATTATATATTATTTTTTTGTATTAATTACTGTATTGGACTAGCAATATCTGCTTTTATCTCTGCTTGAGTAGTTGGAACTTCTTTTTGTAACGCATACGTAGTAATTGCGGCACATATAAATATTACACAACCTATAAATAGATTGAAATAATTAGGAGTATCTATAGACAGAGCTTTAACCGCACCAAACGCAGTAGTAAATGTAGTACCAAGAGTACCAAAAGTGGTTGCTATCCTTTTCCATTTCTTTGGAGTAGGCTTAGTGAATCTTTTTAGAAATTTAATAAATTTGTTTTTCATATTTTTAATTTTGTTTTGTAACGATTTCATATTAATATTATTACAATTTTTAGGTAACTAAATTGTTTTCTTTTTAGAAAATTATCTTAAAAGAGAGTATAAAATAAATCCCCAAAATATTACAAATAGCAAACCCATTTGAAAATAATTGTTACGTGTTAATCGTATAATGCGACCGAAACGGTAATAAAAGCGATTACTTCTAAAATGTACATCCATTGTGCTATTTTTTTACTAAGTAAATAAAGAACAATTGCACTGACTATCATAATTATATTCAAATAATACATATGATAAACAAACATGATTGATAGTTGACTTAAAACTACTGTTGCAAGTGAACTGTATTGATGAACGTTTGCCGTAAATGAATTTGATCTGAATGCTGAGGCAATTCCAACAAAACAAATCATTCCTCCAGCAAAGAACATAAATCCATCATGAGCCATAAAGATAGCAGGAATTGCATATCCCCAACAAAAAACTAAAAATAACCAGTTGTATTTTACAGGTAAAGAATAGTAACTTGCCGAAATAGAATTTAAACATCCGTATTTTAATAGAATGGTTAAATTATAAATCACAAATACAGAAATCATTAACCACCACATACTATTTAATTATTTCGAAATCCATAAGAAACTCAAGTTCATTTGGTGTAATATTTTTAGGACATTCAGCTTTCGGAATGTCAATGAATTTAATATCTAAATCAACTTCTTTCAAAAGTAAATCCGAATACTCTTTGTACTCTGCATTACAATCATCAATCAATTGCTGATTGTCTTCATTCAGTTTTGTAAATTCTAATTGTGAATTAATAAAGTTTTGCGTCTCTTCCCCATTTTCATCAAGTTTATCAATCACTAAAAGTTGTTGCCCGTTCACAACTTTTTCTTTACCATATTTCTGATAAATTGCCATTGACTCCTTGTTGTAGTCTACTAATTTATCATCAATAGTTTTTTTAATTGATTCCAGTGATTCGACTTCGGATGATAATAATACCTTATTCTTTTTAATAAGATATTTAAAATTTAAATCACCCTGCGTGAATGCTATTTTTAAACTATCATTTAAATCCAAAATTCGTTTGTTTGTTGTTTTCATTTATTTAATTTGTTAAATTATACGCTCGTAATCGTTTCTTTTTTCTTTGTCGACCAAGATTTTTCACTTCTTATTTTTTTCATTCTTTCTGATATGATTTTCTTTTGTTCATCAGAATAAGTGTGTGTTCTTTGAGGGCAAGGAACTCCCTTGATTGTATCTGATCGTTTTTTATTTGATTCTTCCGAGTGATGTTTACCAAGCCATGGTTTTAAATGTTTAGAGTTTTCACTTATTTTCTTTTTTGTTTCTTCTGAATGTTTTCCATTTTGTCTCCCGCCAGATAAAAGATTATAGCCAATTGAATCTATATTTGAATTTAATTCTTTAATATATTTTTGCTCAAGAATATTTAATTCATCAATTGAATTTGTTTCTTCTATAATCTCAAAAATAAAATTTTCAATTCCATATTTAAAAATAGCTCTACTTATTTTTGATTTTACCCTTTCTTTTCTATTTCTTTTACTATCAGCCAAATGTCCACTTTTCCTATCAGAAAGACTACATATAGTTTGCCCTATGTAAGTCTTTCCATTGATACTATTTGTTATTTTATATATAATCATAATAATATTTTATTATACACTTTGAATCGTCTCCCAGGCAGTTGCTCCACCAACTCTTAATTTATTCAAAGTGGTATCAAAATACAAACCACCTTTGATAT